ATAATGGCACATTATGAAATGTATTTTTGTATACCTAGCAGTGCATTTAATAGTGCTGTTGGGACTAAGATAAAAGAATTATATCCTTTAGTGGAATCAGTAGATGAGGATACTGGAGAGGTAACTTATGTATCAGCACCTACATGGCATGAGATGATATTTGCAGGTAAGCTAGGTGCTCCTAGATACTCACATGATAAAGCTTATGTTATAGTTAAAGGTGAGTGGTCTATGAAGGAAGGGGTATTATCAGAGCTAGTTGCACTTGGTGCTAGTAAAAGTTATCCAAACTTTAGTATATTAACAAAGTCTGAAGCACAAGCTTTAGCAGGTAGTTCAACCTTTACAGGAGAATAATGGCTAGAAAAAAGAAAGCAGATCAAATAAGGCAATTATATAATCTATCTAATACTTGGACTAGAAAGCAATGGGAGTATGTAAATCAGAAAGGTTATGACTTTGCTCATGATGAGCAGTTAAGTCAAGATGAAAAAAATTCCTTAGAAGAACAGGGGATGCCAACATTTGTTATTAATAGAATTCTTCCTGTAGTTGAGATGTTAAATTTCTATGCAACTGCTAATAATCCTAGATGGCAAGCTGTAGGAACTGAAGGTAGTGATATAGATGTAGCAGCTGTTCTTTCAGATTTATGTGATTATATATGGGGATTGTCAGATGGCAATACTTTGTATGGGAATGCTGTTAATGATGCCGTCACTAAAGGATTAGGATATTTACTTATTTCTGTAGATAGAGATATGGATAATGGTATGGGAGAGGTAGTAATTACACAACCTGAACCTTTTGATATTTATATAGATCCTAAATCTAGAGATATGTTATTTAAGGATGCTGCTTTTATCTTAATAAGAAAAGTGCTTCCAAAGAATCATTTAACTAAAATATTCCCTGACCAGAAGAGGAAAATTTCACAAGCTAGTAGCGATGAACAATCACAGCGATCTTGGTCTGCTAGAGCATTAGGGGATAAGGAACAAAAATTATTTGCCTTTAATGATCCTACTGAACAAGCTAATATGGCTATTGATGCTGAAGGAGAACAGGATGAGCTAACTGAATACTTTGAAATATATGAGAAAATAAAAGTTTCATTTATGAATGTGTTTTATAGAATTCCTCCTAGTCCAGAAGTTATTCAGCAGATAAAGGAACAAGCTCAAGTTGCTATGCAGGAAATGCAGGCAGAGATGGAAGTGAAGTTCCTTGAAACACAACAACAATTACAGCAAGCTGTTCAAGAAGGGAAGATGATTCCTGAAAGAATGCAGATTGAATTGCAAAAAGAACAGAAAATGATGCAGCAACAACTACAAACTTTTGAGCAACAAACAATTAGTCAATTACAGAATGAAGCTTCTAAGATAGAGAATGTAATTGTATCTGAAAAAGAATTTAAAATCTTAATGGAAAATAAAGAAATTGCTAATAATATTGTAGACCAAGTACAATTTTACGATGTTAGAATGAAGCAAATTGTAGCAGTTGGAGATAAGATATTATATGAAAGAATATTACCAGCTACCGTAAAAGATTATCCATTAATACCATTTCATTATAAGTGGACAGGTACACCATATCCAATTAGTGCTGTTGCTCCACTTATTGGTAAACAACAAGAAATAAATAAAGCTCATCAGATTATGGTACATAATGCTTCATTAGGTTCATCATTAAGATGGATGTATGAAGAAGGAAGTATTGACGCTGAAACTTGGGAGAAATATTCATCTAGTCCAGGAGCGTTGCTTCCTATTAGACCTGGAGTTGAAAGACCTACACCTGTAATGCCAGCTCCACTATCTAGTGCATTTTTTCAGATAGTTCAAGAAGGTAAGAGTGATATGGAATATCTTGCAGGTATTTATAGTTCAATGATGGGGGATTCTGCTGGATCTACAGAGACATATAGAGGTATGTTGGCTTTAGATGAATATGGAACAAGAAGAATTAAGCAATGGATGAATACATCTATTGAACCAGCTCTAAAGCAAATGGGGGCTGTAGTACTACAATTTGCCCAATCTGTATATACAGCTAATAAAAGATTTAGAATTATTCAACCATCTGCAATACAAGAGCAGAGAGAAGTTGAAATTAATATTCCTATTTATAATGATATGGGACAAGCTATAGGTAAATCAATGGATATCTCAGCAATTAAATATGATGTTAAAATTATATCTGGTTCTACTTTACCTGTAAATAGATGGGCATATTTAGAAGAATTGAAACAGTTAATGCAGATGGGAGTTATAGATGATATAGCACTACTTGCAGAGACTGATATTAAGAATAAAGAAAATATTATGAAGAGAAAGAGTTTGTACTCTCAGTTACAAGGACAAGTTGGTCAAATGCAAGAAGCTCTAAAAGACAAGGAAGGTACTATTGAAACTCTAGAGAGACAATTAGTTCAGGCTGGTATTAAACAAAAGGTTATGCAAGCTGATGTTGAGATTAATAAGAAGAAAGAAGAAGTTAAATCTAGCATGAATAAAGAGTATGTACAGACTGAAGGAGAACAGAAATTATTACGTAATGTTATGGCTAATAATGCTAGTACTCAATCACAAAAGTTAGCCGTACAAGCGGAGAAAATAAAAAATGATTTGCAAAAGAAGGGAACTTCTGAGTAAACTACGTTGATGAATAACAACTAAAAGGAGATGTTATGTCTAAAGAAGAAACAACCAAAGGTAACCCTGAGATTGGTATGACTGAAGAGTCTTTTGATTCAGTCCCACAATCAGATTCAGGCTCTGAAGGATTTTTTGATGCTTTAGAAAATGATGTGAATGGCGGAATAGTAGATCCAAATGAGGCAACCCACGAGGATGTTGGCCCCGATATGGCTTATGAGCCTGAGGAAACCCAAATGCAACCTGAAAGTGGCTCCAACAATGCGGAACAGTCGAATGACGGTACGGACTGGCAAAAACGCTACAAAGATAGTAGTCGTGAAGCCGTTAAGCTAAAGGAACAGATGGATGAGTTAACTCCATTCGTACCTGTTCTTGAAGCTATGAAAAATGATAGTGGCCTTGTAAGTCATGTCAGGGAATATTTAGTAAATGGTGGAGCACCTGCAAAAACTATAAAAGAACAATTAAAACTTGATGATGATTTTATATTTGATGCTAATGAAGCCATGTCTGAACCAGATTCTGATAGTGCTAAACTAATGAATGCTCATGTTGATGGGTTAGTTCAAAATAGAGTTTCTTCTATTGTTCGAACCGAAAAACAGAATGCTGAAGCTTATAGAGCTGAAGTTTCTAAGAAAAAAGAAGAGCAAGAATTTAGAGAAAAGCATAATATGTCAGATGAAGAGTATGCAAATTTTGTAAGCCAAGCTAAAGACCATATTCTCACTTTAGAGGATGTGAACTATCTTATCAATAGAGATAAGGTAGCAACAAATACGGCTAATGCTACAAGAACTGATATGCTCAATCAGATGAAAAATGTTCGTGATATGCCAACAAGTGCCAGTGGAGCTAACTCTCAAGGCGATAAGAATGACCCAGATGGTGATATATTTGATGGGTTATTAGGTCTTGATGGTGGCGTTGATAACTTGTTTGGATAGATAACATTTAAAATAAATTTAAAGTCTATTCGAACTTAATTAATAGTTAAGGAGATAGACAATGGCGGATAAAACATCCATAGCTGGGAATACCAGTTATAGTGGCCAAGGTCTCAATTCGTTAGCTGGAGCAGCTGCTAGTACGTATAATACTGGTGCCTTACGAAGAAAGTATAACTTCGGTGATAGGGTAACAGAACTTGCGTTAGCACAAGATCCATTCTTTCGATTTGTGAGCATGGTCTCAAAGAAACCAACAGACGATCCAACTTTTAAGTTTACTGAGAAGCGTGGTTCGTATTCAAAAAGATATGCCTATATGGGCGATTTCAGCAGTAGTGCAGCAGCAGTTCCTGCAACAAATCCAGATAGCACATCATCATCACCAGCAGTAGGAAATGTATGGTCATTTGGATTTTTCACTGATTATAATGCAGATGGAAACCTACAGAATATATATGGTCAAACTGCTAATTACGTAGAAGGCGTAAAAGGTACACAACCTAAGTTCTTTATTCCAGGACAAGTACTAAAAATACCTCATGCATCTAGTAGTGCTAATGCTATTGCAGGTATAACAAGTGGATATTCACTATGGAAAGTTAATAGTGTTGACTTGGATACTCAGGGTGAAGCTGATACAGCAGATGATGGGACAATTAATAAAGCAATTGTTAATGCTACTTGTGTAAAAGCTGCTTCTTCTGTATACTTTATGGAAGCAACTTCATCAGATGATACTTCTTCAGAGTCACCTTCTGGTGCTGGATTAGGGCATGATGGCAGTATAACAACAACTACTAAATCTCAAGAATTTCTTGATCCATTTAAATGTTATGTTGTAGGTACAGCTCATGCTGCTGGTTCTGGTTACCCAGAGACTTGGGAAGATCAGCCTTACAGTACCAATTATGGACAGACACAGATATGGAAAACTTCAGCTGTTATGAATAACACTGATAGAGCTACTGTGCTTAAGTATGAAGGTAACGAGTGGGCAAGGATCTGGAAAGAAAAGTTAATTGAACATAAGTGGGATATTGAACAAGCATTATTGTTTGGTAGACAAGATAGTACTTACTACACAACACAAGGTGCTGTAGATTTTATTTCACAATATGGAAATACTTTCAGTTTAACATTAGCTACAAAGACTCAAGATGATTT